GGCAAGTGTTACACAATTAGTACCAACATTAACAGGTGGCATTTCACAGCAACCAGATGAATTAAAAATACCGGGACAAGTTAATGTTGCAGACAATGTATTACCTGATGTAACACATGGTTTGCTTAAACGTCCCGGGGGTCAATTAATAAAGTCCTTAAGTGATGGGACAAAAAATTCTTATGAAACTGGAAAATGGTTTCATTATTACAGAGATGATACAGAGCAATATATAGGACAAGTAATAAGAAGAACCAATCATGCTGATGATGGTTTAATCAGAATGTGGAGATGTAGTGACGGTTTTGAAATGACTGTCAATGGTAATACAGGTGCATTAAGAACATATCTTCAACACACAGATGATGAAGACATACAAACCTTAACTATCAATGACTATACCTTTATAACTAACAGGTTAAAGACTGTCAGTATGTCTAGTACTACAGCACCAACTCGTCCTCCAGAGGTGTATTTAGAATTAGATCAGATTAAATATGCTGCTCAATATTCATTAAATATATTTGACAGTACAAGTTTTCAAAGCGTTAGTACAGTTACAAGACTAAGTGGTGAGCTAGTTAGATCTAGTAACAACTACTGTCAATCTAACGGTGAAATCTCTAGCCATACAGCCAGAGTTAACAACACAACAAGATGCGATGCTTCTACTCCTTCACCAAACGATGATGACTTAGCTCCTAACGTTGGTACAAGAATATTTGAAGTAGCTAGTGGTGGAACTTTAGTTGACAATGATGCTGTCTCAACAGACGGAGGAACTGATTATTCTTATCAAGTAAATATATATAATGCAGCTGGTCAATCAGGACAGACTGGAAGAACTAATTTATATTTCAGAATCACTACCACTGGACAGTCCACACCTGTAGGTTCTGGACAAAACGTTGAGTATAGAACTAGATATACCAGCAACGTAGATATGTTGTATGGCGGAGAAGGTTGGCAAACTGGCGACTATTTTTACGTCTACATGAAAGATGGATACTACAAGATACGTGTTGATGAAACCAGTACTTCTAGTGTTCAAGCAAACCTTGGATTAATTAGACCTAGCCCTACATCGTTCGATACTAAAACTACAGTTACTGCTGAATCTATCTTAGGTACTTTAAGAACTAAGATCCTCGCTACTGGTAATTTCACTAGTTCAAACGTACAGATCATAGGAAATGGAATCTATATAACTAGACCTTCTGGTAGTTTCAACATGACAGCTCCTAACTCAGAGCTAATGAATGTTGTAGCTGGGAGTGTATTAACTGTTGATGACTTACCACGTCAGTGTAAAAACGGAATGGTAGTTTTAGTCCGAAATAGTGCTGATGAAAGAGATGATTACTACGTAAGGTTTGATGGAAATAATGGTAAAGATGGAAATGGTACATGGGAAGAGTGTGCCAAGCCCGGGGTTGAGATAGAGTTTGATCCAAACACTATGCCACTACAACTTACAAGAGATAGTGGTGGAACTTCATTTACTCTGGCTACAGTCAGTTGGGACCAAGCACTTGTAGGAGATACAGCTGCTAATGGAGGTACAAACCCTCGTCCAAGTTTTGTTGGTGCTGCTATTAACAAGATGGTTTTCTTTAGAAATCGTTTAGTTATGTTGAGTGGTGCAAATATAATCATGTCCCGTCCCGGGAGCTTTTTCGATTTCTGGGCTAAGACTGCTACTACATTCTCTAACATAGACCCAATTGATTTGGCATGTAGTTCTCAAACTCCGGCTACTGTTTTTGATGCTATTCAGATCAATGCAGGATTAGTAATATTTACAAGAAATCAGCAATTTATGCTGACAACTGATAGTGATATTTTGAATCCAAGTACTGCAAAGATTAACGCATTATCTACTTATAATTTCAACACCAAAACCAATCCGATCTCTCTCGGTACTACTGTAGGTTTCTTAGATAATGCTGGTAAATACAGCAGATTCTTTGAGATGTCACAGATCAGACGTGAAGGAGAGCCGAATGTAGTAAATCAAAGTCAGGTAGTTTCTAGATTATTTGCTAAAGATTTAAAATTAATTTCTGAATCTAATGAAAATAATATAATTTTCTTTAGTGAGGTTGGAAATAATAAAATTTATGGATATAGATATTTTGACTCTGCACGTAAGAGAGTTTTAGCAGCGTGGTTCAGTTGGACTGTTACAGGTAATATTGTTTATCACTGCATGTTAGATGATGCTTTACATGTTGTAGTTAGGAATAATGGTAAAGATCAATTAGTTAAGTACTCAATAAAACAGGATTCTGATGGGGTATATGTTACCAGCACAGATGAATTTACTATTCACTTAGATCATTCAAAGTCAGTTACTACTGCTTCTAATACATATGCAAATGGTAAAACAACTTTCCCTAAACCTGATGGTTTTGAAAGTAGTAATCAATTGGCTGCATACGATACAGATGCCGGAAATAACTTTGGTAGATATGCCGATATAACTGTTAATGGATCAAACCTAGAAATAGCTGGTGACTGGTCTAATGAAACTTTTACTATTGGTTACTTGTTTGATATGAAAGTTGAGTTACCTACTATATATTTTGGGTATAAAGATGGTGAGAAATTTAGAGCTGACACAAGATCTGATCTTGTAGTACATAGAGTTAAATTTAATTTTGGAGATATTGGGCTTTATAAATTTACTTTAGATAGAGATGGTAAACCTCAATATGTAGAAGAAAGAGAAGTTAATAGAGCTGACCAACAAACATCTAACACTCCTACCTTCTTAGCTGAAGATGTAGAAACTATCCCGACTTACGAAAGAAATAAAAATCTAAAAATAACTGTGTCCTCTAAACACCCATCACCAGCAACAATGCTGTCTTATCAGTGGGAAGGACAATATACAAATAAATCATATAAGCGTGTCTAAATACATTCACCCTGCAACGTTGGAAGCTGCTCTAAAAGTAGCTTCTAACTTGTTACCAGAGGATCGTTCGGAAGTAGTTGAGGGTCATGGACATGATCCCGAAAATGCAATAGTCGTAGGAATTAACAACTGTGACTCTGTGTATTTTGAAGTACCGAATGGTGAGATAGCTGGACTAGCTGGCGTATATCATAATGGGCAGATCTGGATGCTCTGTACACCCGCTATCCTTAAATATCCACATACCTTTGCTAGAGAAGCAAAGAGGTTTGTGAAAAGTAGAGAAGAGAAGTTGCTCTGGAATATCGTTGATAAACGAAACAGGGTTCATTTAAAACTCCTCAAGTTCCTTGGGTTCAAATTTTTAAGGGAACTAAAACATGGACCAAACAATTTATCCTTTATAGAATTTTGCCGTGTGCAGTCCTAGTGCAGCTATCGGTGGAGTGTCAAAAGTACTTAGCGGTATAGGTCAAAGCCAAGCAATCAAGGCACAGAATACAGCCAAAAGACGTGCATGGGAACGTCAGATGGAGATTCGCCATAGAAAGTGGCTACAAGATAGGACCTTATATCAAGCTAAGACGGTCAAACGCGCCATTGATATCAATGAAAACGATCTAGCAGCTAATCGTGCTTACGAAGCAGCTAGACAAAAACTTAATCAAACTCGCTCAAAAGCCCTAGCAGGCAATCAAGCTGGGTTCATTAAAATGGTTAAAGAAAAACTTGGTAAACTCTCAGCAGCTGGTGTTACTGGTAGATCAGCAGCACGATATGAAACTATGATCGCAGCAGCTTACGGAAGAGAAGTAGGTAAGCGAGCATTTGCTTTAACAAGAGGTCAAGAAGCTTATAGAGAAAGTATCCAGAAAGTAAGAAACAGAGCGTTATCTGCAAGAAATAAATTAACAGAACCATTGGTACCAGTACCTACATTGGCTCCTAACTATCCTCCAATGCAGAACTCATCAATGCCAATATTCCAAGGAATCCTTGGCGCAGCTGGTTCAGCATTTGATGCTATGGAAGGTCCTGAAAATAATTTATTTAATAATGATTCATTTCAGGAAATACCTTTTAACGATATTCAATTTGATGTGTATGACAGTTAATTATGGCTACAGAATTTGATCCAGTATCATCACGAGATTACGTCCCCGAACTCGTAACTGGTTATAAACAGATCAACGAAGGAATGGATAATTTTTGGAGTCAAGAAATTGATAACGTTAATTATGCAGCTTCTTTCGCTGGTAAAGACATGATAGCTATGGCTGATATGTCATCAACTATTGGGGAGAAACTTAAAGTAAGAGAAGATAGAAAAAAGCAAGAAGATTTTGCTAAAGGTTATATGTGGCTATATGAAAATGGTGTATCTGATGAAGCTATGCTTGCTTATAACCAAGCCACAGAAGATCTATATGAAGAAGGGCGTGTTATTAATGACATGCGTGTTGATTGGGAAAGTAAAGGTGGAGATATATGGAACTCTGTTGAATTTAAAAACCTAAATAAAGCAGAAAAACATGGAGCTGTTGTTGCATTTGTTGAAGGCAAACTACAACAATATGATCCTGCTAATAATGAAAAAATGCAGAATGCTACTTCATACCCAGAGTATAAAGCTGCTGAAGCGTTAGCAAGATTACAGATATATAGACAGCTTGGTGACATCAACCCAGCTCTAGTCAATAAACATTTTTTTGAAGGTCAGCGTAAAAAAGAACAGACTGCATATAACAACTGGAATGCTGAAAGAACAAAAGCAATAAAAGAAGAAGAAATAGCTACTGCTAAAGATACACTTAGGTCTTGTGCCATGACAGGTGCAGACGGAGTGAATTGCATAATGAATTTTTCTAATAATTATGCTGGTTTATATGGTGGTCAAAAAGGTAAAGCTAGAAGAGAAGCTTTAGCTCATTTAAAAACTTTGGCTGATGGTGGTGTTCTTAGAGAGAACCAGACTGACAAAATGTTAGATATGAAATTTAAGCATGCTGACGGTCACTGGACTTCTTTTAGAGAACAGTATCCATTAGAAGCTAATGAGTTAGAAGATGCTGTAGATGACTACGCAGCTAGTGAGCTTACTAGAAAAAATAATGAGAATAAAGTAAATGCTCATAATGATACCCAAGAATTTTTAAAGGGTATTCCTGCTGACAAGATTAGTGAAAAAGGTTACGACCTAGAAATTATTAAACAAGCAGAAGAGTTAATCACAAAACAAGAGATAAAGTATAACGGTCACGCTGACCCATATTTAACAAAAATGGTTGAGAGCTTACGTAGGGATAAGAACATTATTAAATCTAGAAAATTAGATGCAGAGCAGGAATTTTTAGATGGAACATTAAACTCTGAAACTCTTAAAAAGTATCCAATAATGGTTCAGTTAGATCCTGAGATCATAAAGAAAGCAAAAGCTGGAGATGTAGCTATTGGTGATGCCAAAGGATATGAAGGTGATCTAGAAGCCATGGTTAAGAAAGCAGCTAAGTTAACAGCTGATGGATATGACGATGGTGCTAACCAGCTAACTAGATATTTCCAAGCTACTTGGAGACAGAGAGCAATACAAATACATGCAACTCTTCCAGATGATCAAAAACATAAAGCTGGTCAAATGGCTTTCGATGAGATCAAAGGTACCTTTGAAATGGAAAGTAAAAAAGGTGCATCTTTAAGTATGTTCCAAGATGAGTTTGGAAACTTTAGAAGTCCAAACGCTATGAATGCCAAAGAAGCAAAAGAGAATGCACATGCTATAGATCAAGCTCGACTCTTGGAAAGAGAGATGATAGGTAAATATGGAGTTGAAGGTCTTTCTCGTCCACGTTTATTTTTTAGTGAGCAAGAGTTAATTAATATTCAAAATGATTCTGCTGCAAAAGGAGTTCTTGCTATTCCTGAAAAAGCAAAAAGAATAGCTAAACAATTTGATGGTATTAATGCCATAGATGTAATTAACTTACAACGCGAAGCATTAGATATGGAACCGCTTACAAGTAATGCACTTGAAGAATTTAACGGATTACCTAAATCATCAAAAGAATTACTAAATTACTCCTCTACTAGCATTACAGCTGCTAGAGCTTGGGGTACATATGGTAAAGAAGTTATATCTATAAGACCTGATGGCGAAGAGTTATTAAAACTAAGTAAAGAAAATGGCTTAGATTTTGCACCTCTTGCTGCCGGAGTTGAATTAGGTGAAATGCTTGAGAGAGAGGGTATAACTTTTAATAGTACCGACGAGTTATATAAAGTACTAAATGCTGATCAGAAAGCTGATTACAACAGGTTTCTCTATAAATACAGTGGTGGTACAGATAAATACGCTTTAGATAACCTTATACATCCTGATATTTTAAAAACTTTAGAAACAACAAAAGAAGAAGAGGTGGTTCAAGAAGTAGACGAAAAAGAAATATATACAAATAAAATCAAACATTTAGATCCAAAAAATAGAAACGTACCGATTAAATGAATGACCCAATAATGGATGGGTTAAACGAAAATTTGCCACAGTTAACTGGAGATTTCCTTAATGGATTACAACAGCTTAAAGATGAAGCTGCTGCGAGACAACAAGGATTAACAGATCCAAATGCTGTTGACCAAGGTCAGACTGAGCAAACTCAACAACCTACATCCACAGAAAGTTCTACGGAACAAACAACTCAACCTCAAGCTATTGAGAAAAAAGAAAAAAGTGGTTTTGAAAAAGCCTTTAGTGAGCAATCAGCCGACATAAGAAATCCTCTTAATTGGTCTAATTATCCCGCTGCTATGGGTGCTGGTGTGGTTGACTTCGCTATTGATACAGTCAACATACTTCCAAATGTCGCTATACCAAAACTACCTAAATACGAAAGTGGAGTCTTACAAGGTGTAAGAGAAATATCATCAATTGTCATTCCTTCTCTATACGGAGGAATGTGGTTAAAAGGTTTAGGAAGAGCAGCCCATGCAAAAGTAGCGTGGTCTGTTGGTAATAACCCTTTAATGAAATTTATGGGTCCTGCCGGAGCTGATGCTTTAGCGGGTGGTATTGTCGATAGAATTAACACAGTAAATGAGACAGATCATAACGCAGCTGGATCTTTAAAAGCAGCGTGGCCGCAGACTTATGGCTGGATACCAGATAATATTGCAACATTAGATAGTGATTCTCCTGAAGTAAAAAGGATGAAGAACGTCAACGAAGGAATTGGATTAAGTTTCTTTGGAGATATCTTACTTGGTGGTACGAAAGTTATTAGAGAACTTAAAGGAATAGACGACGCATCACAATGGGTACCTAAATCTGAGAAAGCTAAAGAATGGGTTGCTAAGAAGAATGCAAAGAAAGTTATATCTACTGACCCAGCTGAAAATGAGATGATCATTAACAGCCAGAAGAGAAAAAAACAGTTTACCGAAATGGGTAAATATAATCTTTCTGAAAGCGTAGATTTAGATAATCCTATTAAAGGTGTACATGATATATACGATGACTACGAAGTAGGTTTTAGAACTGCTGATGACGGAGGAATCGTATCAGCTCAATTTGATGCTGTAAGAATTACTAAAAATATAGATAGTGTACAAGGAAGAGTTGGAAGTGTATTTACTGATTCTGCATTAAGAAATGGATTAAATCTAGATGATGCTGGAATAGGTACTATGCGTGAACTATCCAAAGATCTTCAATTAGATGTTGAATGGCATGGTCAAACTGGAAAAATAATAACTCACAAAGAAGCTAAAGAAGTTGGAGAAGATCTAGCTGCTGCTCTCTATGAAATGGAAACTCCAGAATTAAAGCGTGTTCTAGAAAACTTCTTAACTGGTGTCGATGCTGATACAGGAATAAGGGTTCTTAATACAGAAGGTTATGCTGGCGTATTTGATGCCATAGCAAAATACATGGATGACTATGCGAATATGGACTTAGCACGAGCTCAAGCATATGTAAGTACATCATTAGCTGGTCAAGTATCTGATATGGCAGAGGGTGCACGACTTATGGCAGATGCTCCTCAAGCTGTGCAAAGAGCACAAGAACAAGTACTTGATAGATTGCAATATCTTATGAATATTAAAGCGCAAACTTCTTTTGCAAGAGGTAGAGCTTTAAATATGACTAATCTCTGGAATCGGATTAAAACATTAGATTTTAAAAATAAAGGTGGTAAGAAGAATATCTTAAATAATGCACACGAGTACATTAAGAACAATAAAAAAGAAACAATAGAAGCTCTTAGGAAAATAACTAAAGAGTCTCAAGATGCTATTGATCTACTTCGTATGTTGAATAAGGAAAAACCTTCAATGTTAAAACCATTGATGTTGGCTTATGAAACTACAGATGGAAATGTAGATTCTATTTCAAAACTAAATAGATATTTCCAAGAATCAACAGGAATATTCAAAAAAGCTTTTATTGATTTAAACCCAGACATGCCCTCTGTAGTTATGCAAGGTGTATGGGGAAACATTTATAACTCTGTTCTATCTGCTATCGGTACTCCACTAAAAGCTGGTATGTCTAACTTGGCTCTTATGATCGAAAGACCAATAGCTACTATGGCTGGGGCAATGCGTTTTGGTGATAAAGCTACTTTAAGAAGAGCAAGCTATATGTACACAGTTGGGATGGTAGATACTTTACGCCAAGCTACTAAACATATGAATGTAGTTTTCAGGCAGGCTTCGAGAGATCCTAGTTCTGTTGAGTACATCATGCGTAAGGATTTCCAAATTAAGAATGCAAAAACATTAGAGTCTTTACAATCTTTTGCTGACGCTAAATCTTTAGAAGGGTTAGATGGACCAGCAGCAATGATGGAAAGAGTTAAAGCTATGAATGATCTTGCCGAACATCCTTGGCTAAGATTTGGAGCTAACTCTATGACAGCATTTGACGGATTTACCAGATCTTTTATCGCTAGTGTTGAAGCTAGAGGTAGAGCTTATGATGAGTTAATTGAAAAAGGTAGAAAGATTACAGATAAAAGTTTAAAGAGAGTAAGCAACAAAATATATAAAGAGATGTTCGATGAGAACGGAATGATTACAGATAAAGGTGTGGAGTTCGCAAGTAGAGAGATAGCTATGAACCTCGATAATCCGGGAGTTGATGGTATCAATAGCTTGTTATCTTATGCACCAGCATTTAAACCATTCCTCATGTTTCCACGAACAGCTATAAACAT